AAAATATTGTCTAGTAAATGAAAAGACTGTGTTACAAGTATTACATTGCAGTTGCAATGATATATTATTTTTAATTTCAGACAGCAATATTAGATTTGCATCTTTCATTTTCTCTTGTATTTTTTCTAAAGATATTACAGTTTTTTTCTGTATTACGTTTTTTAGTGCTGTAGAAATTTTTTCTCTTGTTTCTGCAGAAACTGGTTTACCTTTAGGTGCTCCTTTTAATGTGCCGCGATCCCTTTTTGTTTTTAATGCTTTTTGTGTTCTATCTCGCATCTTTTCAGGATTATTTTTGGCGAATTCTTTTGTTTTTTCGCCTAGGTGCAATTTTTCTTCGTCGCTCCATTTATGTGATGACCTCTTTAGTTCTCCCTCTCTATATTTCTTTTCTCTTGAATCAATACCTTTTCGAATATTTGTTAATATTGCATCATCAGTTACTTTTTTTCCTTTGTTATGTGGAATTCTTGCTGCCAAAAGATCTAACGTGTCCTGACTGTATAATGAACCATAACGTTCTTTATATTCTTCTGATGTTATATTGTGTGTTTTGAGATGCTGCCAAGGTATTATTTTTTTGAATACTTGATTACAAATTTGACAAGATATAGACATCGCAGTTGCTCCTATAAATACTATTTACGCAAAGTGAAAGAAATTAAATAATTTATTATAACTATAGTTTATTCTGAATTATGGGTTGTAGAAAAAAATCAATTTGGTATAAATATAATTAAAGTTTAGGAGAATTTTATGGCAGTAGCCTCACTTACCAGATTTACAGTGCCTTTGAGTAACAATCAGAGTGCTAGTTCTCAGGGATTATTAATGCCCAAGTTGCAATATCGTTTTCGTGTCAGTTTTGAAGGATTTGGCGTAAGTTCAGACCGTATGGAGTTGACCAAGCAAGTAGTTAGTTTTAACCGACCAACTGTAAGTTTCGCAGATGTTGACCTACATGTGTATAACAGCATGGTAAAACTTGCTGGTAAGCATACCTGGGGCGATGTGTCTACAACCATTCGTGATGATGCTGCTGGAAACGTAAGCAGACTAATTGGCGAGCAAATGCAAAAGCAATTTGACTTCATGGAGCAGAGTTCAGCAGCCAGTGGTGGTGATTACAAGTTTATAACCAGATGCGAAATGTTGGATGGTGGCAATGGTGCAAATGAGCCAACTGTATTAGAAACTTGGGAACTATATGGTTGCTACGTTAAAGAAGCAAATTACCAAGAAGTTAACTATTCCAACAGCGAAGCAGTAACTATACAGATGACCCTACGTTTTGATAATGCTGTTCAAACACCAGGTGGGACTGGTATTGGAACAGCAATTGGAAGAACTATTGGCGTTAACAGCACACTTTAAATTCATAAATACTGATACTGATACTAAAGGGGTCTTTAAGACCCCTTTATTATTTGCATAAATATTTAATAATTGGATCATATACATGGCTGATATTTTTTCTAAAGTAACGAATTTTGTTGGGTCGACGCTAAAACAAGTAGCGACGCCAGATACTCTAAAAGATTATCGACATGCTTCTGCGCTATATGTTGGCAGTAATTATCGTTTGGTGCCAAAAAATGGATTTTTATTTCATGTATTTTTAGATATTGATGCAGTAGCTAGTCAAGTTTATAGTAGCGATCCTGCCAATCCAAATAAAGACAAAGAACTAGGATTAATGGTGAAATCGGTTGATCTTCCTAGATTTAGTTTCGATACAAAAACATTTAATGCCTACAATCGTGCTAACATTGTGCAATCTAAAGTAAGATATGAAGCAGTTAATATAGTATTTCATGATGACAGTTCAAATCTTATAAGAAGGTTTTGGGAAAATTATTTTACGTATTACTACAAAGATACGCAATCAGACATATATGTAGACAGTGGTATTACTGATTTTAGTATACCTCATAAGTATGGTAGTTATGCTAATAAAAGGTATACAGATTTTGGATATACACCTAAGGATAAGCAACCATATTTGAGATCTATTAGGATTTATAGTTTGCATCAACAACGATTTAGTGAATATGTTCTTATAAATCCAATTATTAAAAGTTTTAGACATGGGCAACATTTGCAGGGCGAGTCTAATACTTTACAACATGAAATGATGGTAGAATACGAATCTGTCTTATACAGCACAGGTTCTACTACTCAAAGTGAAGAAATCAAGGAGTTTGCTCAGCTTCATTATGATAAAACACCAAGTCCTATTACATCAGCGGGTGGCGGACCAAAAACGATATTTGGCGTTGGCGGGCTGATTGGAACTGGTAGAGATATCCTGAAAGATATTCAAGATGGTAACTTGGGAATCGCTGCATTTAAAGCAGCCAGAGCTATACGTAATGCTCGCAATATGAATTTAAAGGGTGCCGCTATCTCTGAATTGTCAAGTTATTTTTCTGGTGCCGCACAAGAAGCAGCGGGGAAAATTTTAGTGCCTACGCTATCTGGTGATAAAAGTTTCACACAATCTGCTTCGGAATATGTAAAAGGGTTAGATAAAACTACTTCTGCGTTGTTGGTTGCTGGTGCGGCAACTTCATTACTTACTTCGAGTAAACCTAAACCTATTTCAAATACTAGGATCAATGAAGTTAGGCAATCCACTACTAGTGCAGTTGGTAATCCTGTAAGTAATTATAATAAAGCATTGCCTGCTAATAATAATGCGCCGCAACCATCTAGTTCACCTGTTGCTCTTAATATTGTAAATAATCAACCAACCACAAAACAAAATTCTAATCAGGGCAATATAAATAAATCGGCTGATGCTCAAAAATTAGACCAACAAATAGATACTACTTTGCAAACAGTATCATTGCTCAGTAATGAAGTTGGTCTGGCAGACCAACAAATTAAGGGGGCTACTACAACAATTGGATTATTGAATTCGAAATTGGCGACTGCACAAGCATTACCAGAGTCTAATCCAGGAAAAGCAGCATTGGTCCAACAAATTCAAAACAGTATTAGCACGCAGGAAAATATAAAAGCAAATTATCAAAATGTTTACTCTGATAAAAAACAAGAGTTAGATAACTTGACACAACAACTTAGTGCATTGCGTACAGAAAGAGATAAATTAAATGGCAAATAATATATCTGCTAATCTTCCGTCGCCGACTGAGTTATTTTTTAATAATTTTTTTAAGCCTCAATATACATTAGCACAAAATGTTGATGATGCTTCTATTGCATTTTTTGAGAAGATAACTAAAAATAAAGAGTCGGCAAGATTAATGGCTAGTGCGGTAATTTATACTAGTCTGGCTACAAATATTGATCCAATGGAAACCTTGGCAAAATTTTCAAGTTTAGGCGAAGAAGAGTTACTTGCATATACAACTTTGTTTTTAAACTTAAATCGAGTGGGGACTAGTTATCTTGGAATCAATACATCTCCAAAAATAAGTAAATATGTACAACGTTCGTTACTGCCATGAGTAAATACGCACAAGGAAAATATCAAGTTAAAAATACAGAAAAATATGCAGGAAAGGCATTACCTACGTATCGAAGTTCTTGGGAGTTTACTTTTTGTTTGTTATGTGATAATAATCCTAGTATTATACAGTGGGCCAGCGAACCTTTTATGATACCCTATCGTAACCCTCTGACTGGGAAAAATACTGTGTATGTTCCTGATTTTTTGATTGTTTATGTTGATAAAAATCAAAAGCGACATGCAGAAGTAGTCGAGATTAAGCCAAGTAAGGAAACTACCATGGAAACTGCCAGATCTACTAGGGACAAGTTAGCGGTTGTTTTGAATATGGCTAAGTGGGCAGCAGCCCGAGCTTTTTGCCAGCAGCAAGGTTTAGTATTCCGTGTTGTTAATGAGCAAGACATTTATCAGGGAACTAAACGTAGGTAAATATCATTATGACACAAAAATTAGAAAAACTATTCAACCTAGCCGATTCGATATACGAAGAGGACACTGCTAGCAGGCAAGTGATCGAAGATAATATTCAAACCATTGAAACTTTAAATGATGCCATAGATAAGATTGATGCAGCACTGCCAGGTGTCAAGGACTTGGATACGGCTGACTCTGAATTAGACGAATTATCTGACATGGCAAAAAAGACTGCTGAAGATTTAATATCTCTAGGTATGAATGTAGAAGCAAGGTATAGCGGCACCATACTACAAACCGCTGGAGTTTTATTTGGGCATGCTATAACAGCTAAACAAGCAAAAATAGATAAAAAATTACGTATGATTGATCTTCAGTTAAAAAAATTAAGATTAGATCAAACCAAGCCTGCCCGTGATACTGAACCTTTAGAAGGTTCTGCGACAATTATAGATAGAAATATGCTGCTCAAGCAGATACTTGCTGCTAAGACAGAAAAATAATTGAAAAACATAAATATATTATTATGAAACATTTTACAGAATACTTACAAGAAATGAATCGCAGTTATCAGTTTAGTATTAAACTGGCCAATTGTGACTTTGACAAAGACAAGCGTGATCGTTTGAAAACTGCATTAGAAATTTATGCAGTTGAAAGCATAGGTCAACCAAAAAGTTTGCCTATACAAGAGCACGGAGATTTCCCTGGTCTTGGACCTTGCGAATGTCAAATTTTTGAAGTAACTTTAAAGTATCCTACTGTTACTGATCAATTGGAGCAGATTGTTGCTGAAAAATTAGGCATGTCTAGAAAAGCAGTGCGTGTAAGAACTCTCAGAGAAGAAGAAAACACTGCAATTTTTTATGAGCCTAAAAAAGCCAAAGACGGATCAGTGCTTAACAATCCTGATCTTGAATCAGATGATACTGCACAGAGTCTTGTAGGTGAAAAACGTAAAGATAGTCTACTCAAAGAACTAGTAAGTAGAAAATATGAATTTGCAGCGGAAGAAAAAACGGCAAAAGAAGACGCTATGCAAGTGAGTGCCGTAAGCCCAGTGGGCAGCAAACAAAATAAGATACCTGATCCAACAAACAAAGGAAAATAAAATGGATTTCGCAAAAATTTTAGCAAAAATAGATTCAATTGAATCAAAGACTCAATTAAATGAATCTGGTGAAAAGCCTGATTTTCTAGATTTGGATAAAGATGGGGATCGAAAAGAGCCCATGAAGTCTGCGGCGAAATCTGCAAAGTCAGACAAGGATCATGATAAAGATGATGACAAGTTGGATGAGGCTGCTGCCCCAGGTCAAGAAGACTGGATAAAAAGCAACAAAGAAAAATTTGTTAAGCAATACGGTAAAAAGAAAGGCATGGAGGTGCTCTATGCCACTGCCTGGAAACGTAGTAAGAAAAAGGATGAAAGTGCACAACTGGAAGAGTGCTATGGGCAAGCAATGTCATCTGAATCTGGCATGTCTGACGATCGTTCAGGTATGAATATTAGTAGTAGCATGGATACAAGAACAGGAAGTAAAACCTTGACTGTCAGTGCTGAAGGCGAAGCAGCGGAAAATCTAGCACAAATATTGAAACTATCTGGTTTGGCCAATGGTAGCGTGGACAGTAGAGTATCTGTTTCGTCTGAAGAATTAGAAGAGTATGCCAACGAACCAGCACCACAAGTGCAAGGTATTGAAACTCAATTACAACAGGGCAACGATTTAAATCGTCCTAAGAAAATGACTCCGCACGGTTACAGAAATGGTGATAATCCCTTGGCCATGGATGTAAGTGAACAAGCAACCTTAGACACCATAGAGCGTTCGCTCATGGAAGAATTAGATGCTATTAAAGCATCTCCGTTAGATCGCTCTAAAATCCCAGCAGCGAAACGTAAAGCAGCGGGTGGCGATTGGAAAACCACCACACAAGATTTAGAGCGTGCGAAAGAACGTAATATCAGTGGCCCCGAAGGTCTTGCTGCGCTTAAAAAGAAAACAGGTGTGGCGGAAGGCTATAAATTGAAAATAACAAAAGTGAGAAAATATGCAATTCTTGGGGATCCCGACGATCACATTGATGACACTAATGAAAAAGAAGTAGATTATGAAATCATTAACCTTAGAACGGGTGAAGTAGTAGGCACAGCGAACATTGACACAGGTGATTACTTTGCTGGCACGAAAATGATAGTTACCATGAAGAATGGTGCTAAAAGAATGGTAGATGTCAGACCTGGTGAAGGCGCAACAAGTGCCTTTAATCGTTTTGTACAAAATCCAAAAACATCCAAGAAATATCAAGTTGAGCAACATGCAACAGAAGGTGTGGCGGAAGGCTCTGATAGCCTTAGAGGAACCAACGAACCAAAGAAAAAAGATGCATGGGGTGAGGGTTATTGGGTAGGACATAGACGGGAAGATAGAGATTGCCCATATCCACCTGGTTCATTTGACGCAGAAATGTGGGAACTTGGTTATCACGAAGGCAACAAAGATAGAAAAAATGAAATGTCTGGTCGTGTGATGGAAGAAAAGAAAAACACAAAGTCAGGCACAGTTCACAAAGCCAAGCCAGGACGTTATGGCGGATATGATCCAGAAACTGATCCAGACAAGGACGAA